CTCTGAAACGTCATATCAACAATTATGTAATGAAGAACAATGCAAATATCAATGGAGAAACTTTGAATAGTCTTGTTGAAATTTGCCCTGTCCTACGTATCAAATCAAAACAATCTGGAAGCAAGAAAGAAATTATCTGTTATGATATTGATATTCTTTTCAAGGAATTAGAAAAGATTATTTCTTACACAGATAAAATATTTTTGCGTGACATACAAAATGCTTCTTTCAATGAAGAATGCGACATATTCGAATTTATCGAACAACTGATGAACAAAAATATGGATTACTGTTTAACAAAGATTGAGCTACTAATTGACTCTATGGGAGAACAAGGATTTTTACTTGTTTTACTTAGCCAATTAAACTTTATGCTTGTAATTTCAGAGACTAATAAGAAATATCATCCTCTTACTGAAGTTCAAGAAATAGTTGAATTAAGAGATCTTTTAGGCAAGTATCTGGACGATGAATACAAAGAGCCTACATTCACAGTAAAAGCTCAAAATCCTATAAGAATTCGCATACAATCTAGCAAAGAAAATTTATATAGTCCAGCACAGTTTTCAAAAATGATTACATTAGTAGTTGATACTATAGTTGATTTACGTACTAATGGCTCAGTAAATCATTCAGTGCCAATATTAATTTCAAAACTTGCCTCTGTATAATCTTTTTATGGCTGATAATAATTATGATGAGATAAATAAGCTTTTATATAAATACAAAGCTGGAGATGATACTGCGCTTTTTGATTTATATGAATTTTACAAACCTCTTTTCATCTCATCTGTTAAAAGAATTATCCAAAAAGAATCTCGGCTTTCATCACACAGAGAAGATATTTTAAGTGATTGTATTTTTGTTTTACGTAAACTAATTGATCAATATGATCCAAAATTATCTTATTTTTCTTATTTCTTATCAACAAGAATAGATATCAATTTATTTAGATACACAGCTGATAAATATTTTCCAAAAGAAGAACTTTCAGACGAAGATTATTTTCCTGAAGAATCTGAAGATCCATTTAATGATATTGACAATGCAATCTGTATCCATCAAGCTATGGATAAATTGAACGAAAAAAGCAGAGAAGTAATCCAAGTTTATTTCTTTGATGGATTAGATCAAAAAGAATGTGCTGAAACTCTAGGTATCACTCAAGGGGCTTTCTCAAAAAGATTATCAAAAGCCCTTGAACAAATGAAACTAATTCTTGGTGAAGATTTCTTATTTGATTAATTTTCTGTAATTGAACACACTTGCTGTTTTATCTTCGTCTCGTTCAATAGTGATATCAATTTGACTGTCATCTTTTTCTGCATCATCAAAGCCAGGGAAATTGCCAGGTGGTCTTCCAGGTCCTTTATATCTCGGAATAATGACGTCAATCTTTCTACCACTTGGAATAGGTTCGGTTTGTTGAATTTGAAATCTTGCGTGTTGCTTAATGTCTTGCGCTGTTGGTGGTTCTTGTTTTTTAGCTTCTTCACGTAGTTGCTGATTTTCTACTCTTTGATCTTCGCCTTGAGGATTAATTTTATCTGTTGTAAGTAAACCATCTGCTACAGCTTTCGCAATTTTACTATAATAATCTGATAAATATCCCTCAACTACAGCCTCAGATACATCTTTTACATCAAAGATAAGCATTCTTCCTGATTCAACTAAATTTGTTTCAACTTCTTTTATTTCTTTTTCGAGTTGGGTCCTTTCAGAAGAATAAATAGGGGTAGATTCAATTTGTTGAGCTAATTGATTTTTCTTGCCGATCAACCCTCTTCTATAATCACGTCTGCCTTGAATTTGAAAAGTCTCGTGAAAAATCATTTCCAATCTGTTTCTTTGACGCTGTAATTTTTTATTGATTACTTCAAGAGGATCAGTTAATGTAATTGTTTGTCCTGTAGATGAGGTGTAAGTTCCAAATCTACCATTCTCCATATCTTCAAGTAATCTTTTAGCATTCGTTCCACCTGACATCAAGTGAATCATTTCATCCTGGATATCTAGAATCCATTGTTCTTTAGCAGCTTGATATATTTTTGGATCTGCCATTAATTTTCCAATATGAGCATCAAAGATTTTAGCCAGATAAGGTATATCTCCGTGAATTCTTGCATATAGTTCAGAAGGATCAGATATGTAAGCTTCTTCAGGAGTCAATTCAGGGTTTAAAGCAACAGAATCTTGCATCATCAAATCTCCAGATTGAAGATACTGCAATGCGTGAGCAACTTCGTGTCTTTTGGTGGCTTCAAGATAATGGTTAGCATCCATTCCAATATTTTCAGCTAATTTTCTATGATAAGCTAATTGAGACCATATATCTGTTTTGATAATAATTGCTGGACGTGGACCCATATCTTTTGTTGGAAATTTAGGTACAAATAATCCACCCCATTTTTCATCAGTAAAATCTACAGGACCTAATTTCAATTTAGGCACATTATTTTCTCGCATAAAATTCTTTAAGCTATAAGTGCTAAATTCTACAATAATCATTTGTTCAGCGTATTTACTTATATCTTCAGTACTTACGCCAGCAAATGGAGCTTCTTGTTGCATACGATCTTCATATGACTGTTTGAACTTTGTAAATATTTCATCAGACTTTTCTTTTTGCCTTTGTCCACTTTCAGACATACCTTGAGGAGCTGGATCTCTTTTTGGTCCTTTTCCGAAGGCATAATTATAAGCAGTTTCAGAAGCTTTAGTTATTTTGATTACGCCTTCTTGTTGTGCTTTTTCTAAAAGAGCAAAACCATCAGACTGAATTCTGGCTTTTGCAGCTTTGCCTTTTTGTTGAATTTGGTTTTTAATTTCACTGCCAAGACTATCCAATAAATTAGGATCAAATTTTTCATAATCTTCTGGATTTTTATTTAAATAATTTATAATGACTTGTGGTTTTGCAATTCCCTTGATTATAAATATAGGAGAGCACTGATCACCTTTACTATCAATAACCTCCATAAATTTTTTGAAAGATTTAAGTTTTCTTATTAATAAAACATCTTGATCAAAATCATACTCACCGATACTTGAGTATAACTTTTCTGCTATATTTTGGCAAAATCTATCGTACTGTGGATATTCATCGATTTTTACAGCTACGTTAATCTGAGTTTTGTTTGGAAGATAGTGAAGCATCGTTGCAACATTTTGTTGATCAAAATCTTTCAATAATAACTCAAAAACAATTTCTAAAATTTTGCTTTCGGCAATACCTGAAAAAATGTATTCTTTAATGTTTGGAAAATAGAATGTTCCCTCTCCACGTCTAATTAAATTTACAACACTTTCTTGATTTTGGAAATATTGTAATTCTGGTCTGGCTTCAACAAGTTGATAAACAAGCAAGTTTCTTTGTACAGAAAGAGGATATCCTAGTAAGTTAACATCATCTCCACGGATGATGAACATAGCTAGTGCCTCATTCATACTCGTGCCTTTTTTCAAGAGTAAATTCAATGTGGTAAATCCCATACCAAGAGTGCTATTAACAGATGATTTTACTTTGTCAATATCTGGAATTTGTTCACCAAGTTCTATGCCTTTTCCGCCTCTTGATTTTATATATTCATTGAGTTTGCCAAGAAAGTCTAATACTTTCATCATATCTGTATTAGCAGAACTTCCTTGTTTTTTCATTTCATTATCAATAAATTTTGATAAATTATAAGAAAAAATTGAAATATCAGATAGTGCATTATGGTCACTTCTCGCTTGTTCAAGATATCTGTCAATTATTGAATCACCAGTTCTGCCCTTTTCTAAGTCTCCTATAAGTTTGAGCATAGCAGTCATAGTAGGGTTATCATTTGGATCGTAAAATGAAAAATCTTTGAAAGTTCTAGAGAAAGAACCAGCCCACGATACTTCTTTAGTAGATAGAACGTCCCAGGCTGTTGCAGATTCGATAATTTTTGAGTACCACATATGTTTTTTATTTTACAAATCTACTAATTTAACCTTTGGAATATATTTTTGAAATTCTCGTATTATATAATTATGTTCCACAAAAACCTCTAAGACATTTCAAGCACGTCTAGAGGTTTTATTTATTTAAGTCCTTTTACGATGGGAATCAAAAATCTAAGGGAGATAAGAGAAGTGTCTGAAAATAACACAAATGACATGATTTACAACTGGCGCAATGAATTAAGTTCACATAAAGATGGTGTTCTCGTTGTCGCAAATAATCAAGCACAAAAATATGAAAATCAAGGTTTCGATAAGTCAGAAGTTGTAGAATTACTCGCAGCTGATAATTTTGATTTAGACGTTGCTAATAGAGTTGCTTCTAAGTTGTTTGACACTGCTGAAGAAGTAAAACAAAATACTGCTGTTGAAGTTGCTGTTGTTCCTACAAGATATTCCGATTGCGCTCCTGTAATTGAACGATCTTTAACAAAATTATCTGCCAAAGAATTCGTAAAGAGACTTTGCACTGGTCCTCATTCAGTTGTAAAAACTGATGAAAAAGGATTAGGATTTTGGATGAGAATTACTGAAGCTGCTAAAGAGACTGCTGCAGGTAAAAGCCATTTACATGCATCCTTAAGGCCATATATTGAGGAAACTCTCCTTAATAATGTTCTCTTAGCACAATCTCAAGAAGCTCAAATCAAGACTGCTTCAAAGACAAAATATGTTGTTTCTATGAAGAAGGGATCCGCTGAAGTTGATTTATCAAATGCAACATCTTCAAGCGAAAAATTTATTGGTGGAAATTACGTTGATTTTGGACTGGCTGATGAATTTATGGTTAAGGCTGCTGATACAGTTTCCCCATACCAGAGATTGAAAAGAGCTTTGAAAGACTAACCTATATCCTGAAAGAATAAACAAGCCGCATTTATGCGGCTTGTTTTGCTTGTATAACTAAAGAAATGGAATCGAAAAAAGAAACTGTTGATGCTCTTATTGTTCCTGACGAAGGCCCTAAGAAACCATCAAGAATGTTCAGGGATTTGAAAGAAGGCGATAAACCTTTAATGCCTCTTCCCCCTGACAATATGAATGATATATCTTATCCTCAATTTATGGAACCGAGATGCGCAATTTGCACTTCTCCTTTTCGAGATTTGGTAGAACACGTTTATTTAGATAGTGGAAAGAAAAATCAATCAGTAATTAGATTTTTCTTACAGTATTTTGATGCACAGATGAACTGGATGCAGATTAATACCCACATGGAACAACATTGTGATTTCAAAAAAATCTCAACTTCCGGACTTAAAAATTACGAGCAAAGAGAAGAACTTATTGCTCCTTGGATTTTTCGTGAACATCAATTAGCCCTTACTGCTTTACTCGTTGAACTTGATGATGTTCGTGGAATTGACTGCTCTAAAAATAATGATATGAAACTGAAAAGAGCAGCAATGGTAGAAAAATTAATCTCTAAAATCTTACAATTAAAAGAAGCAAGAGATAATCAAGGAATTTACTCTATAAATATTTTTGAAATTTTAGCTGCCCTTCACGAAAAGATGGATAGTGAAAATGATAAAAGAATTATTAGGGATGAAATTGTGAATCTACGCAATAAGATTCAACAAGACAATTAATGAGAAAACCTACTCCCGTAAAACAATCTCCTAACGAATTAAGAAATCAATTATTACAGCAAGCCAATTCAGTAACACAATTATTCAAAGACACAGAATATGCTGAAGAGTTTGTTGATGAAATTGCTCCTGCTACAAGACAAGAAGTAGCTCCACCACCAAAACCCCCTAAAGATAGATTTAATCCTGATCAAATTGTAGATATCATTACATTTATAGAACATCCTTATTTTTGTAATTTAAAACCCTATCCTTGGCAAAAATTAATTCTAAAATGCTTTTATATGGGACAAGAAGGCAATACTAATCTTGTAATAAATGAATCAGACAATAAAGAAGACTGCAAAGGTTGTGTTTGGAATTATGTTCAAAAAAATGAAAATAATTTTTTAAAAGCCAGATCAGAAGGAAAACAGTTTAAAACAATTTTCAATGTTGTAAATTCCCCTTGCCTACAGTGTAAACGTCTTGATAATGAAGTTAGAGAAGAAAGATACAGATATGCCAAAGAAGAAGCAACAAACCCTGATGCTGAAAGACAAGTCATAGTATTAGAAACAAGACCAATTATTGATGGTTTTCAAAGTGAAAATGATTTACTTTATTCAGAAGAATTTGATCCAAAGCTTCGTATGCAAGTTCAAGAAAAATGTACTAAAAGATATAAGTTTGAAGAATTAGTTTTAGTACTTGGTAGACGTTCAGGAAAATCGTTCCTTGTGTCTGCTATGGCTCTTTATGAATTGTATAGATTGATTTCTATGGGCCATCCTCAAGCAAGATACGGCTTAATGGAGTTTGATGAAGTTGTTCTTCTAAATGTTGCTCGTAACGAAGAACAGGCTAAAAAAGCAATCTTCTCTAAGATTAAGCAAACTGTTCTAGCTTCTCCATTTTTTGCACCCTATATTGGCAAAGATACTGAGCTTGAAATGCGATTCTACACTGAACACGATAGAGAAGAGAATGTAAGAAGAAAAGCAGATAATATCAATCTTTTTGCAGGTTCTTTGGTATTACGATGTGGTTCTAGCAATGCATCAGGTCTTGTTGGTCTTACTTGCTGGACTATCATTATGGACGAAGTTGCAGCTATGGCAGGTGATAATCCTGACTCTGGTGTTGACTATGCTCTTTATGATGATCTAAAACCATCTCTTGCTACATTTGGTAAAGATGGCAAAATGATGCTTCTTTCCAACCCTAAAGGTCCACTTGGTTTGCTTTATGATTTACACGAGAATAGGCAAGAAGATCCTACTACTCTTGTGATGAGACTTCCTACTTGGCTTACCAATCCTAATATTGATAAAGAATGGTTAGATAGTCAGAAGAAAAAAGATCCTCAAGAATTTCAAATGCAGTACGGAGCTGAATTTGGAGCTTCTTCATCAGATCCAATGTTTAATTCCGAAGACGTAGACAGGATGTTTGCTTCTATGTCTATGGTGAAAAGAAAAGAAATGGCAGAAGGTCATTTTGATTATTTTTGTCATTTAGATCCAGCTAGAACTTCAGACTATTACGCTCTTGTAATTGCTCATACTGAAAACATGTATGGTCATATTGGTCCTGACTTTCAACCACTTAAAAGAGTTGTGATTGATCATGTCCATTTTTGGAATCCTAGAACAAAAAATCAACCTGTTAAAGAAAGTGAAGTTGAAGACTATGTTATTAACTTACACGCTAAATTTAAATTTAAACAAGTTTCTATTGATCAATGGAATTCACAGTCATCTTTAATAAAACTGCAATCTATGAGAATTCCAATTGTAGAAAGACAATTCAACAAAGAATATAAAGAAAAGATATATACAGAATTATCACAATTAATCAGAGATGATCGAATTGATATTTATGATTTACCTGGTGGAGAATATAGAGATTTAGACAATAAAATTATATCTTTAAATGAAGTTCAAGAAGCAAAAATTCAATTTTTATTTTTACAAAAGAAATGGAAAGGTAAAAGATATTACATTGAAGCTTTATCGGGATATAAAGATGACATTTGTGATGCGGTGGCTGCTGTATGTTATGAATGTCTTACATCTAAAATTATGGTTAGATTGCCAAGATCAAAAATGGTCAATTTAAACAGAAGATAAAGGTAATTATTTTCATTTATAAGAACAATTCATTATGTCTAACAATATCAGAACAGCTCAATTTGGTGGTGTAGGCGGAGGGGGAAATGGTGCTCCTTTCCAGCCTGGAAGTAGCCCTATTGGTCGTGGTGGTGGAAATCGTGGTGGACACGAAATAAATCTTTACGTAGATGAAGATGCTGGTTTTGATAAATTATTAAGAAAAACACACATTGAGCCTGATAATCGTGATGTCAATATGGAGTCTAGACTTACTCCTCAGCACAAAAACTATGAAGAATTAATTCCATATGAATTAACTTCAGAAGAAAGAATGAGAGCAAAATTTAGAGCTCAACTTCATAATTATAAAAAATCTTTAGAAAATGCTGCTGATACTTTAATGAAAAACAGTCCAGCCTATATCAAAGAGCATTATCGCCCTAAAGATGAACATATGATGACTATGGAACAATCTTTAGAAAATCGTCATAAATATAATAAAGATTTTAAGTATCCAAGAGAAGAATACAAAGATCCTGATAAAGCTTCTAGATTGCATTTTTCTATTTCTGACAAAGCCATAAATCGTATTGCTGAAGATTATGCAATCAGAAGAAGAAATAGAATTACTGATGAATATCCTGAAGATAGAAATGAATTTGATGAGGCACAATTTACTCGTCCATCTTTAGGAAAAACACCTGTATTAGAATTCGGTGAAGAACTTGATAATTATATAACAAGTTTGATGACCGTAAACACTCCTGACCATGATGGCTTTCAAGAATATGGTCTAAAAGATACTATTCTTTCCTATCCAGATCCAGATGGTAAAGCAAACGTTCATGCTCCAAAAGATATAGCGCCCAAATCAGAAACATTAAAAGAATCAAATCCATTTATGACTACAGAGCAGGCATTGAATCCTGAACAAAAAGACACAACATACGCAAACTACATCGATCCGACAAATAGAGAGGATAAGGGCGTAGAAGAAGTTTACGATGGTTCAGCATTTTATGGAATCAGCGGACATAGTTTTTAAAGGTCATTTAAAGATTATTTAATAAGAACAAATTATGAACGCAACTTCTTTACAAACAATTATCAAGATCTGTTCAAAACTAGACAAAAAAGGCCATTACTCCAAGGCTGATAATTTGTTTGAGAAAATTGCTCAATATTATCCACAACAATCAGTTACTCAATCACCAAATGTTTCTTTAGTTCCTTATGAAGAAATTGAAGAAGAAACAAAACAAAACGATTATTGGCGTCAAAAAATCAACCCAAGAAAAATTCCAAAAGAATATTTTGATTTGGGAGGAGAAGCTGATGGTCCAAATATAGAAGGATTATTGCATGGTCCAGACAATGTTCCTGGTCCTGCCTATATAGATCCAGGCAATCCAGCATCAAGTCCTTCTATGGCAATTCACAGTGGAGAAGATTTGTGCGATAAATTTTCCTGGGAAGAAACATACGAGAAGAATGTTGATGAAGGAAATGCTTGGAAAAATAGAATACCAAATAGATAAGGAATAAAATTATGCCAATACCAATTAAACCAGTTCATTCATTAGATTTGCATGCTGAATTATTCGACGGACCATCAATGGAAAGCCTCGGACTTTCTGACATTCAAATTCAACTTCTTGGCGTTTCACAAACTCCTAGAAAAGCAGAAGCAGCAAAGCTTAGTGATAGATATTTAACTATGCTTAAGTCTATTGACTCAAATACAGATGTTTTAGTGACTGCTGCAAGCTATGTTGCTTTGCATAAAGATAGCAACGTTTGTGGTGTTCCAACTGAAATTTCAGACAATGATCTTTTAGCTATGAAAACTGCTGGATTACTTACAGGATACGGTAGATCTGTAGAATTAACTGAAAGAGCCAAATTAGCATTACGTGATCATTATTTAAGCATAGACAATGTTAATGAATTTAGAAAACAAAGAACAAAAGATAGATTTGATCTTGATGAAGCTAGAAATGTTAAAGCTTCTTCAAACAAATTTAGAAAAGTAGGTTCATGACTCACTAGTAAAGAATTCCGTGATGAATTCGATGTTAGATTTGTAGCTAACAATGACAAGCTACGAACTAAAGGTTTAATGAATGCTGAGCCTTTAGATGAATATGAAGTAGTTTACTTTGAATTTGATTATCCAGACAGCTATTCATTTTGGAATAAAAATGTTTCTTTCCCGCTTTCTTTAGCTTTTTTAGATAAAAATCATAAGATTGTGGACATCAAAGATATGGAAGCTGATGATCCAAAGTCAGTTGGTCCAGATTCTAACAGTGTTGTATTTGTTGTAGAAGCAAATAAAGGATTGTTCAAAAAATTAGGCATCAGTGTTGGAGATAAATTGTTTTTGAAGGGCAAGAAAGTAATTTTCAGTAAAAAAACATAAATGGATGCATTAAAGGAATTTGAGCATTGAATTTAGAAATTTTCTTAATGTATTTTTTCTTGAGGAGAAAAATTAATTATGGCAGATAGAATTTTCCCAAACAGATTTCAAGAAGACCCTCTTGATTCTGACTTGGTTTTCCAAGGAATTGATTGGGACAACTTTAACCAAAGATTAGCCGAAGCCAAAGAGGGTAAAGAGACCAAAGGTCTCGAAGAACTTTTTAATGCTATTGGTGATAAAGAAGTAGATAGATTGCAAGCAAAATCTGGCACTATGTATGCTGGAGATGAAGAAGATGCTGAAGCTATGTCTGAAGACATGGAAGATGGCGCAATGTATCATAATTCAACCAAAATGGCCAAGAAAGGTATTCCACCTGGTTTAGCTAAGTGGATGGAAGAGAATGGCAAAGGTAAGAAGAAGTCTAAAGATTCTGATGATGAAGATGATGAAGATCATGAAGATCATGAAGATCATGAAGACCACGAAGATGACGAAGATGATGCAAAGGGTCCTATGAAGAGAAAAGGTCCTAAAGGCAAGTCTGAAAAGAAAGCTTACCATTTTAACCATGCATCACAATTATCAGCTGAAGCTGTAGAAGCTGCTGTAGCTGCTGGTGATGAAGATCTTAAAGATGCTATCCTTGCTGCTCGTCATGACAGAAGAGTAAGATTAGCTGGCAAAATTGAGCGCCAAGTTCAAGCCAACAAAGAAACTAATGTTAAGCTTGCACAAAGAAGAGCTTACAGAGAAGCATTAGTTCAAAAAGTAGCTGCAAATATGGAAGTTGAAAAAGAAGCAGCTATGGAAAAAGAATGTGGAGCAAAGTCAGACATGAAAGAAGCTAAAGCATTCTCATCTGCTGCTAGAAAAGCATTTGCTGCTAAAGCTCTTGCCGAAGGTTTTCCAATCGAATATGTAAATGCTAGATTAGGCGAAACATCAGCTCCTGCAGTTGATAAGTTGTCCAATATCAAGGACGTTCTTGCTTCTGGTCTTGAAACTAATGTCAAAGTTGCTGCAGCATCTTCAATGATCAAAGTTGCAACACTTTCAGACGCAGACTATTCCAGAATCGTTGATTACTGGAAGAATGAACTCGGCTATGGTGATCAAGAGTGGATTGATGCACTCTTTACCAAGAAATACGACAAGAAATAATTACATTCCTCAAGAAAAGTTGTCCCAGGGTGAAAGCTCTGGGACATTCTTGAAAAGTAAGATCAGGATAAAATAAACATGAGCAGATTTAGAAAAGTATCAGAAATCGATAATATTCCAACATTTATGGAAAAGAGATTTATTGGCGCTCAAGTAGAAGTTGAAGAAGATCCATACGCTGAGTTAAAGAGAAATTCAACTGCAAACAGACAATCAATTTCTAAACAAAATATTGGTTTCACAAAAGAAGCAAACAATATTAATAAGTCTTGGGAAAGAATTCAAGGTGCATCAACATATCAAGATTTGAGAGACACCACAACTGAAGATAGAATTCTTGCTCAAGATTTTGGTGCTATTAGAAGAGCTGGTTCACAATTTGATGATGGCGAAACTGCAAGAACTACTACAAGTGGATTGAAAGCATTTTCTTCAGATGACTATATGAACGCAATGCTTTCTAGATCAGCATCAATTTTCAATCCAGACATGATTTCAATAACAGAAGAATTCTTGAATTCTCAAGCTTCTACAAGTGAACAATCAATTATTGAAAATCAAAGAGCAAGAGAAGCAAAAACAACTCGCCATAAAGCTTGGGAAGAAAGCCAACTTAATAACTTAAGACAATCTTCTGTAGTTTCCTCAAGAGCACATTCAATCTTGAGAACATCTTCAGACAATGAATTCAATTCACAATTTGGAATGATTGATCCATCTGCTCTGGACAATCGTGAAACCATGAGAATTGCTAATCAAGAGAAGAATAGAAACGATAGAATGGCTATCAAGAAAAATATCCAAAGTGATATGAACAGCAAATCTCAAATGAGAGCAAAAACTGTCAATGAAATTTATAATAGCATTGACATTAATTTTGATGATATTGATTAATGAATAAACTGTCTCAAACTGAACCACCTCAACAATCTGGCCCAGCTATGGCTTCAAATCCAGCAAATGGGATTAACAATATTCCTTTAAATGGTGAAAATATTGAAGGTGTAACTAAAGATGAAATGAGACAGTTGATTAAAAAAATCAAAGCTAGTGATGGTAATTTTAGTGAACTTTCAAATGAAGTTACCCTTACAGCTGACAAAGTGCAAGATAATGATTTACGTCATCAATTAGATAAATTATCTAAAGCACTTTTAATGTCAAATAATAATGAAACAAGAACAAAAGATCCAATTACTAAAGAATTAGATCCAAGCTATTCTGATATAGCAAATAAGATTGAAGAAACTTATTTAGTCGAGGCTAAGAACGTGTACAACAATTCAAAAACAGCACAGGTCAAAAAGAAAAAGAAAACTAGAGGCAATCCATTCCGTGTTTTAATGGGCAAGGTTGGAAAATTACTTGATCATGGTGTCGATAAAAATGATATTGTTAGATACATTTCTAAACTTAAATATTGGAATAAAGAAACAATTGAACGAGCTGTAGATATTGTTAAAGAATATAACAAAAAATTAGAGCAAGGCAAAGACAAAGACGATGAAACAAAAAAGAAAGCTAATACTGTTAATCTTTCTGAATCTGTCAAAATTGCTGCCTTAAATTATGATTCAAAACCTAATTTTGAAAAGAGATCAACACCTGAGTTAATTATGAGAGCTTGCTTCCTAATGGATTTACAAGACTATTCTAAAACAACTAAGCAAGGTGACTTTAAAGATGCTGCTGACAAAAAAGGAGTTTCTGAAGAACTCAAGCAAATTAGAACAGCTCTCACAAATAGAGGTTTTGATAAAGAAGAATTATCAAACTTAGGACTGGGTAAATAATTATGGACAAGGGATATAAAATCAAAGCTACATACGAAACTCACGATCCTAAAAAAATTCAAGATATTATGGACAAAAAACCATTGGTCGGTGGCAATGGATTACTTAGCATGCTTCAAGACACTTTGTCAGGTATTGGAGAAGGGGATTCTATGCCAATGTCTTCCCCATTTCATGTTTTAGGTATGGATGATTTCGGAGATGATCCCGTTATTTCTGCCTTTAAGAATATGGGCGGACCACAACATATTATGAAGATAGTAGCTCTTCCAAAAGAAGAAGCACATCATCATTTGCATAAAGCATTAAATACATTAAACAACATAAGACTTGCTGAAGAAAGAAATACTCTTCGCTATGCTTATATGGCTATTCAAAATTTTATCAACAAAAACAATGAAGCGGCTAAAATGGAAAGAGTTGCTTACAAGAATAATAGTCAATCTTCAGGCTATTGGCAAATTGAAGCTATTAAAGCTATTGATAAGCTAAATAAATTTGCTTCTAATAACAAAATTAGTAAATTAAACAGTGCAAGAAATATTGTACTTTCAGGCAATAAAGATAAATCCATAAAAGTTGCAAATTTTATGCATAATTGGTACTCAGAAATAACTCCTAAAGAAAATAGAAGAGTTGCATATACTACTCTTTCAACACAAGCAAATGAACCATATTTGCTGTGTCCTAAAGGAAAATTTCAAGGCTATAAAGCTCCAGTGCCTATGGAAGTTTCAAAATGTCGTGAAAATTGTATTGACTCAAGAGTTGATAAAGACGGACAAGTAACTTGTGCATATCAAGATTGGTTAAAAGTCGCATTCCAATCTCATGATGAAGTAATGGCCAGATTAGATGTTCATAAGCATCCTGACAACGAAGCTAATGCTCTTGAACTTAAAGAAGGTGAAAGATCCAAGAAACTTACCGAAGGTGAGATTGGATTTGAAGCTAGATTTGACAACTCAGATAGAGGCGCAAATAAAATCAGAGGCAAGCAAAATGTCGATGATTCAATGGAAAAACAATTGTCAGATGCCAAACAATCAAGCTATGGGCATCAACAAGGTGAAAAACCAGTCATGCGCCCTAAGCAAGCTCAATCTGATTCTTTAAAAACTATTGATTCTCAACTTCCAAGAAAAGAACAAAAGGGCAGTGAATATCTTGAAGCTTTGTTGAGAAAATTAAATGGTAAAGAATCAGTAGCTGACGAAGCAATGGAAGAACAACTTGACTCTGATGGACTTTATACTCATCGTGGTGAAATGGAAAAATCTTATGCTGACCAATTAAATGTTAAAAGCAAAGATCCCATTAATTACAGAGATGAGTTAAATAAAAATTTCGATGAGCCAAAGAATTCTATTATTCATCAATTAGATAAAACTGCATCAAAGAAAGAACTCAACCAAGAACAAATTCTTAACAGCACAAGAAAAAAGAATGTTGTTGATACTCCTAAAGATAATCAATTAGAAGACAAAAGAGAAAACAAGAAGATCAAAGTCAATATTGAAACTTTATTAAATGATGAAGATGATGACAGTTTTGGTCATCAATTTTCAGATGATGATCTCAAGAAATTTGCTGAAGAACTTGGCTTAGACTACATCATGGAATCTAAAAGAGAAGAATACGACGATGTGGTATAAACAAGTTTTGTCCCAATTTGGCGGTGGTGTCATTAGCCCAGGACAAAATGAGTCAAAAGATACGGTAGATAGTCAGTCTGGTTTCGGAATTGATGGCATAAGTGATGTAGATAATCAACCAGCTGGACTCTATGATGAACTTTCTGGAATTCTAGAAAAAATGGGTAAGAGTCTAGATGAATATTACCGCATGAATCAAGAACAACAAAAAGAAATCTGGAATCTTTTAGTCGAACGTCCTCATAGAATGAATATGGATAATAATGGACAGTATATTATTTCTCCTCAATCTGCATCTACTGAAGCTAGAAGACACTCTCCATTTCATGAGAATCCAGAAGATACACCATTAGAAACTCAACTTAGAGGCTCGCAACAAGAAAACAATAACAGAGATCCTCAAAGCATGGCTTCAACTGAAAAAGGAAATAGTTTTCAACATTTCAAGAATGGTGAAGGTTATTATCAAGCGTCTAAAGGCAAACAAGATCCAATTCTTTTCGGCAACAAACCTTCTAATCAAACTTGGTATTAAGTTATATATTTTTAGAACGGTATAATATATGTTATGGCAAATAGAACATCATTGGCTTCTGCTATTCGAACAGCAGCAACACAAGTATCAGGAGCATCATCACCCACTGCAACTGTAGACAGAAATTATGCAAGCAGCAGAATTGGTCTAGGATTAGGTCCAAGCGTAACAAGAACTGCAAGCGTCAATACAGTTACTACAGCTCCTAACTTCTATTCACCATTTCTTACTCCATCATCTTTTCAAATCCCAAATGCTCGTCGTGAAGTTTATCTTTGGGCAAACTGGTGGAGAAACAATGAGCCAAAAATTGCTGCAGCCATCAATTTTTACACTAACTATCCTTTTTCTGGATGGAAGTTAGAGTGTTCTTCTTCTTATGTAAAAGATTATTTTGAAAAGCTAGTAGAATCACTTAATTTTCAAAAATGGCTACCAGAAATTTCTAAAACATATCACTTGTTAGGTGATTCCTTTGTTCTCCTTTCATTAGATTGTCCACATTGCCATGGTTCTAACTGGGATGAAGACAAAAATCAAGAATGTCAACATGATGGTGCTACTTGGAAGTCAATTTCTATACTTAATCCTGATTCTGTAATTAAGAGTCCAGGTATGATTGATCAACCTGGAAGTTATGCATATCGTCCATCTGCAGAAGAAATTAGAATTGTCAATGAACGACATCCTAAAGAAATTTATGATTCTATTCCTGACAATATTAAAAAAATGATTGTTCAGGGTAATCCAATTAAACTGAACACTATATCTATTCACCATTTCAAATATGGATCAAATCCTTGGGAAGATTATGGAATTTCTATGATCAGACCATTGTTCCCAATTCTGACATACAAAGACAAATTAAGACAAGCTCAATATATGATTGCTGAGCGTCTTATCTTACCAATCAAGGTTGTAAAAATTGGTAGTGATACAAGACCAGCATCTCAAGAAGATATTGATAATGTCCAAGATGAGTTAGCATCTATTGCTAATGATCCTAACTTAACACTTGTTACTCACCACAACTTTGATCTCGAGTGGTATGGAGCTACTGGAAAAATTCATCCTCTTACTGGTGAATTTGAATTAATTGAGCAAGAAATCCTCGATGGTGTTATGTTGAACAAAGCACTTTTGAATGGTGAGGGACCAACATACGGTAATGCCCAAGTTGGACTTCTTGCAATGGCTCAAAGATTAGAGACATTTAGAAGAGAAGTTGCACACTGGATTGAACAAAATGTCTTTATGCCAGTTGCAAAATGGAATGGTTTTGTAATCGAAGGTGAAAGAGGACAGGACGAAATAGTCTATCCTAAAATCAAATTTGACGATCTTCAATTACGTGATGACACTGGTAAATTGCAAATGCTTGTCACTGCAAATCAAAATGGAGTTATTTCAAATGTTTCTCTTATTGAAGCTTTTGGTTTAGACTCAGACCAGGAAATTGAAAGATTGAGATTTGAACAAGGTGCAAACTTTGTAAATGATCAAAGCTTTGGCACTCCAAATGTTTCATTAAGTTTCCAAAGTGGTGGCGTAACTGGACAAGGCTTTGCGGCTTCGTCTCCAGATATGTCTGGTGCAGGTATGGCTCCTCCACCTGCTGACTTATCTGTTGGTGGTGGGGCGCCTCCTGCAGCTCCAGCTCCAGCTGGTGCTCCTGCTCCTACTGCAGATGTAATGAACAGATTTTACAAAGTTGCTAGCTCAACCATTAATGAAATTTATATGGAAAGAATTGAAGCAAAGAATTCTGGAGTAAGAACTGCAAGCAAGAAAATTAAATCTGCAGCACATGAAGGTTTCTTAAAATCACTAACACCAGTAACAGGTAGAGGTTCTTTGGGTCCTTTACCAGATGAATATGATGGATTGTATGGTCAATTACAATCCCCCTTTATTGGTGGAGATAATTCACATCCATTGAACAACTATGCATTAGAACAAATTCATCAATTCGCTTCTAATGAAAATGAATCAATCAAAAAATACGCAAAAAAGAAAGTAGACATTTCTCAACAACCTAAAATGTTTACTAATTTGGAAAAGAAACTTTATGGATTGACTATGTCTTTAAATATGCCTTTTCCGCTTTACGCTCAGTATTCTGCTGGTCCAGCAATGGATTATCAATTAGATGCTGCAATTCCTAATCTTAAGATTGGCATTGAAGCTGATGGTGAAATTTGGCACAATAATCCAGACAAAATCGCTAAAGACAAGCGTAGAGATTCTGAATTAGCTGCTAATGGTTGGATTATAATTAGATTTACTGACAAAGAAATTAATGATCACCCACAAGATTGTTTGAATGTTTTAATTAAAGTAATTAAGAAGCGAACAGGTATGGGTGAGGGTAATTCTGAATATCTATAATTACCAAATCGTTTGTCACTGTACAATAAACCCGTCGATTTCGACGGGTTTAAATTTTACAGGTTTTAATAGGTTGAAAATAGAAGAAATCCTATTGATAACTTCATTTTTTAAGGATTGAATATATGTACAAGGTTGCAAAAGGAGGGGCTATTACTATAAATAGCTTCCTCAACGAAAATGACCGAAATATAGCTAGAGATTATATCATAAAGACTGCTTCTTCAAATATGCGAGAAGCTGCAAAGATTGGTCTTCAATCACTCTATGCTGATCCAAAAGAAGTACTCGAAAAATACAAAGATTTCGACATTGTTAAAGAAATGCAAGCTCGTAAAGGTGCAAAACTTTTATGGGTAAGAGCTAGAGCAATTGACGCTGATGTCGTAAATGCTAATGGAGACTTGTTTTCAAAAGAAGAACTTCTCAAGGAAGTTGAAATCAAAGGTCAAAAAATCCCGTCATATAAAACATTTGAAGGTGTGCCAATTTACACAAACCACAAAAATGATGATATTGAACAAGCTAAGGGTATGGTTGTTTATGCAGAATGGGATGAAAAGGAAGATTGTGTATATTGTACTTTCTTTGTAGATGAAGAAGCTTATCCTGATATTGCTAGAAATATTCGTACTGGTGTAATTCATGATGTCTCCATGGGTGCAAGTGTTGAATGGGGTGTTTGTTCAATTTGTGGAAATAAAGCATACACTGAAAAAGATTACTGTGAACACCTTAAAAAGTACAAAGGAAAAACA